ATAAAATTCTCCTTTCCCGCTTAAAAAACAGCCCGGATTTTTCCGGGCTGCGGACTCTAAATAAGATCCTCTATTTCCTGCATAATATTTTTGCCGTTGATAACGCATTTTGTGTTAAACTTGTCAATTTCCGTGATTACTTCACCGTTGTATTCCTCTTTGTAATAGACAACCTCTTTTTTGAGGGATGGATTTCCATACCCCCCCTTTTTGAGTTTTCCAAAATTAATGGATTTAGTCATCCCCTTAATCGTAACAACTCTTCCAAGGCTGTTTTTATACAGCGACTCGGTATCCACCTGTTCCTGCGCCGCCCTCAAAATAATTGTCTTGCTGTCATCTGCTGCCGCCCTCAAAGCCTCCGTAGAAATATTTGTAAAAGGAATCTCAACCTGGACACTCTTAAACTGCCCGGGTGACGGGGAATCAACCTCACCTGCCATGCCAGACAGTGAAATCGTCTCCGACATATTTTCAAATTCCGGGAGCGTCACTTCATCCGTCACGCCGATTAACTTATTTGCGGCATTTACGCTTCCCAGATATGCATTGAATAAATTTATTTTTTCTGCTATCCTGCTCATTCGTCACTGCCCCCTTCAAACGATGCTTCCAGTATCCCAACATCATAAGCAAACTCATTTTCTATATATTCCGTCGGCGCATAATCCGCATACCTTGTCCGGAACTTTAAGTGCCCTATCCGGATTTTTTCAATCGGGTTTTCTTCACGGTTAAAAATAATTTCACCGCCGGCAATGTAATCAGGCGTCAGGGAATTCAGCGTCATATTATACTCCCCGACAATGCTCTGTACCAGCTTATAGCTGCAGTTCCTTCCAATCGAAGGAAGGTAATCACTCTTAAACTTATTTTCCAGGTAGTTTAACATTGTCACGCCTTTTACCCACCGGTCAATCGGATCTTTGGAATCCGGATAGGCGGCTGTATTATTCCCCCATGCCTTCCATGTTGGGATCTTTAATGCCCCAATTACGCCATTGGCATTCAAATAATCATTAACATCATCCTGTGTCATAATAACTGCGGAACCATCCGCCGTACAGATACCGTCAATCAGCAGATCCATATTGTCAACAGATTCTGACGGAATATTCTTATTGGCAGCCGTGACAGACTGCAGAAGTGCAGCAGCAAAGGCAGAGAAAGACAGCACATGACCGTCCGACTTTACCATCGGCCAGAAGGCAGACACCCACCTGGAGGAAGGCACATTATTTTCCTTCACATCCTTTACCTGGTAAAAATTCTTCGCGCCCGCTTCTGTTGCATCCAGATCCAGGAATGCAATCCCGTTAAACATTCCGAAAATCCTCTGCACCTTTGCCTCCAGCGCTACGGCAACAGACGGAATCCTGCTGTACACAGGTGCGATAACAACACTTGGGAATACGCCAGTTTCCGGATACACATCATCCAGAAGCTCCAGCCCTGTCTTTACCCTGTTTTTATCCACGCCGCCAATGATATCTTCCTCCGTTACGCCATCCGGATTGATTTTGGCATAGGATACATTCACGCTGCTTTTCCCGCTCAAAGCCCCCTCTTCTGTTGCTGCTATCACAAGATACCCATTTGAATCAAAGGAGGCCAGATAATCCGTATCTATCTCATAGGTATTGGCGCCATCCGAAACCACCACCTTGTCTAACAGGATGCCGGTGTCCTTCACAACAGCCATATCCTTCATGACAGGGACCGCCGTCCCTGCAACTGCCTCAATATGTCTTGGGTTTGCCGGGTCTAAGACATTAATCACCGTAATCGGTGCCACGGCATGCTTGTCAAAACACGCATGCACGCTGTGCATAATCGTATAACGTTCTATCTCATTTGTAAAGCCCACTACGTCTTCTGCCTGCTCTTTTTCCTCAATCAGCAGTGGGACATTGACCGCGCCATACGGGTTTTCCAGTGTATTGACCGGGGCAGTCCCGACCACGCACTGTACAAGGCTTGCGCACAAATCCGGCCTGACTGTTGCCGTCTTTTTTCGTTTTGTTGATAAACTATGCTTGTATTTACTGCTCATTTTTCCTTCCCTTCCGCCCACATCAAGGCATTAAACTCTTCTCCACGTTTGCATAGGCAACTGACAGCACGGAGCCTTCGGCCTGCATTTTCTGCCTTGCCTCCATAACCTTATCCATCCCGACAAGCAGGCGGGCAAAATCCTTGTCCTCCTTTGCCTTCTTTTCTATCGTTTTCGGCAGTTCATCCTTGAAGATTTCATTTTTTTTAACAACTCCCGGCACGGTAGGCCCCAGATACATTTTCTGTGTCATACTAATTCCTCCAATCCTTCCTGGTTTGGAAGCGGCAGCTTCCAGTTTGTCACCAAGTCCCCTTCATAATATGGATAGGGCGCCTGCAGGTTGAGAAACTTCTGCGCCTGTTCCTCCATGCTGCAATGCCTCCCTACAACTCCTTCTTTGATAAAATGGGTATAAATTTCGTTCATAAGATGCAGCACATTAATATTTCCGGAACGGTTTTTATCCCTGTCCTCAATATTAATGGAAAAATGAATCTCCACATCCCATTCCTTTTTGTCTGACTTTTCTTCCGCAATGATTACTATAATATAGTTCCTGAGTTCCTCGTCATCCTCATCCTGTTTCACCGGAAGATCCTGCTGATATACTTTAATATCCCCAAACGCATCCCCCAGGGGCATCATAATCCCGTCTTTCTTCAGGAACCCCCGCAGGTCTTTTACAATATCTTTCTGCAGTTCAATGTCTGTCATGACAGGTTACAATCCTTTCTTAACTTCACGGTCTATTTCATGCTCCAGCCTCTTTTGCAGCATTTCTGCTGTCTCCTTCTCAAACCTCCGCATTACCTCCGGGTTCGCAATGATCTGCGGCAGTGCCGCTGCCCCGACCCCGACAAGCCTCTTCGAATCGTTATCTTTTCGGCGGAACAGTGCCATCTCCCCCGTCTTTTTTGAGATTCTCACAAAAGGTTTCCTGCTCCCTCCAAGCTTTTCCAGGCTCCCATCCCGAAGCATGCGGCCTTTATAGATTTTGGGGTTCGGCTTATGGTTTTTAAAGGCAAACTCCCTGCCCGGGGAAACCGCTACCTTCCCGCTCCTTTTATTCCAGCGGAATAAATTTTCGTGCACATCCCGGTACACCAGTTTTACATAGGGATATCTTCTGTCCGCCCTTGTTACTTGAAGGACCGCTTCAACATCCTTTTCCCTAACCAGGTATCTTCTCGCTGTTTCCTGCTTTATTATTTTTTTCCCAGTCTGGATGGAACGGTTTGCGGCGCGCGCCATTACAAGGGATGCCTTGTTTTTCAAGGCCCCAAGGCGCTTTTCAACATCCCTGATATCAAGCTCAAGCGAAACATCGATCATACCTGGTTCCTCCCCAGCAGGATTTCCCATGCGCCATCCAGTTTCCTGATGTCATTGACAAAATACATCCCTCCGTCAAAATCGACCTCTGAATTAATGGCAAGTTTTCTTTCCATATCATTCTCCCGGACATAAAAAAGGATGGAGCGTTTATGCACTTCATCCCTGTACCTGCTTTCTGCCTTTGCTCCCTTGTTTTCTTCCAGCCCATCCTCGCCAGTAATAATAAGGACCTCTTTGCCATCGATGCTGTGCCTGGATGCGAAAAATTCTTCATCAAAGAAACTTTCATCTAAATCTGTGGCAATATCCTCTTTAAAGCCCATGCGCTCCTCCCTTATACGGTTTCAGTTTCTGGCGGCGTACTGCCTTTCTTAAGCGGTTTTCCCCCCGCCTTCATTCCGGGATCTTCCTTTTCAATATACCCCTCCCGGAGCAGGAAGGCTTCATCTGCTGCATTCAGCTTTTCGCTTATAATATCTCCTGGCCGGAATTCCCTGCCATTCACCGTTAATTTGATTTTTGCTTTCATTGCCGTCTCCTTTATTCGCTAAATTCTTCTTCCTGATAATTAAGGACTGCCTCTTTCAGCTCATCCAGCCGCATATCCTCCGTAAGCCCCGTCATCCCCAGCGATTCCCCGTAGGCAACCACATCTGCCTTTCGGTTCATCGCATTTATCTCAGCTTCCGTTTTTATTTCAGTTCCTTCCTGCTGTCCCACATCTTCCTGAAGCCGCGCACTGAATATTGCAGGCTCCCCGGCATCTTCCGGTACCGGCTCATCATAAATATTCGCAACAAGCCAGCTCTCCCAGTCATATGGGTACGGAACCGGCCTTGAAAACTCCTGCACCTCCATGGTATTTAATTTTTCATCCGTCACCAGGCGTGGAATAATCTTTTCTGCGTATGATTTGAAGCTGCTGCCCTGTACAAACGTGACCTGTGCATATACCGTCTCCCCTAAATTTGGATGCAGGAAAGCAATCGTGCCTGCAGGAAAAATCGGTTTCGCTTTCCCATCCAGATCCTCATATTCCTCTTCATAGGTAAACATAGTCATTACCGTCCCATTAATATTAATCCTTCCATTGCACACAACTCCCTCCGGAAGCTCCTCCGGTTTAATGTCCCCGATTTCCACCCTGCGTTTATTATAAAACTCAAGGAATTCTTCATCTGCCATTAATTTTAACGTAACATCTGATGTCATGACCATATCCGTCGCCCTGACTCCTCTTTTTCTCAGCCTGGAAGCCATTTTATGGAATTCCTTTATTTTTTCCGAAGCACTCATCTCATCAAATTTTTTCGGGAAATTATGATAGTTGCTGAATTCCTCATCATAAAACTGCAGGTATTTCAAGGAATAGTTTTTCCCTGCCGCAGCATCCTCAGCCGTCGCGTAATGTTTCATCAGCACTTTTCCACTTATAATGATTTCTGAACACATCAGTTCAAGCCGCCTTAAAATAGATGCCCGCAGATCATCCATATGCTCTGCCTGCACTTCGTTCTGCCTCTGCTCTGGTGTCCGCCCGGATTCCGGTGATTCGCCAAAAGCCTTCTTCGCCAGATCCTGCGCAGTAATCAGTTTTTTTGGCGCTATGTACGGTGCGTCAAACTCATCCGCACGGTACCCCTCATTCTCCATCGCAATTCCGCCAACTACCGGGACCACAAAAGGTGCTGCCTTCCTGCCCTTTTTCTTTGTTTCGATCAGCGCCTTTTCCGACCAGTATACTTTCCCGTCCGGAAAATAGCGGTTATGCAGGAACTCAAGCACCGGATACATCTTCTTGATTGTGTTGATTAGTTTATATGTTTCTTGTACCATTTTCCCCTGCCTCCTTTATTTTAAAAAAATTCCCTTTGCCCGCAGCTCCTCCTCATCCGATACCGTTAAATCCGTAACTGCAGCGCAGGCCGATTTCCGGAAACAGCCGCTGATATACACCGGGACCGTTACTTCCGTATCCTCTTCTGCATATTTTGTGTTTTCTGCCACAATAACGCTTGCCGTGCCGTTTTCTGTGTGCGGCACATATGCGCCATTTGAAAAATCCAGAATCTGCCCTCTTGCCAATATCCCTGCTGAGCCAGCCGGAACAGATACCGTGAAATTATCTGCATCTGTCGGATGGGAATGGTCATAGATAAGGTTGTCTGGAGCCACACTGTATGCCTGTCCATTTAACCGCATAGTTTTCTTCCTCCCTTCTTTTTATTTACATAGGAAGCCATGGCATCCGACTCATCCGTCGGCTGTCCATCCCCAGAACCGGGCCCGACATCCGGCACCCCGGAATCCTCCGAGTCCTTCATAGCATTCTTCATATAATTTTCCGCCTTCTTTCCATCCTCAACAAGGGACTGATAAGCCAGCTCCCTGGCATCCATCCTGTTTTCGCCGTATTTGGCAGCGTTCAGGATGCCAGCTTCCACGCTTGCGGAAATAGCATCCAGTTTCTGCAGCCGTTCGCGTTCCCCTTCTGCCCCCTCTTCCCTGGCTTGCTCTAACAGTCCCCTGACCTCATCCTCTGCCTCTGGATTTTCTGCTAAAATTTCTTCCAGTGTCATTTTCCTATTCTCTCCTTTCTCTCCTTCCTCTGCATTTCCTGCAGACTGTTTTTTATCAGAATCAGCTTTAACGCTGTTATCCTGCCCTTTCGGATGCGCATCGCTGCCCGGCGCCCCTTCTTTATCCTGCTGACCGGAACTTCCTTTGGCGGCATCGGGCAGACAGTGCAGTACAGAAAGCGCCGCCATAATTTCCCTCGCCCTGTCTTCCGCAATAACAGGCATTTCTGTATTTACGGCCTGCAGCAGGGTACTGCCCTGTGGCTCCGCGCTGCTGCCATCCCTTTCCTCCGGGTTCCCAAACATATATCCATCTATAAAGCCATGTTCAATCGCCGTCTTTGGTGACATATAGGTTTCCTTGTCCATCATCTCTTGTAATTCTTCCCTTGATTTTCCTGTTTTCCTTACATATGCATTAATGACCCCCTCATTATACTCTTTCAGCAAATCTGCACAGCCCTGCATCTGCCTGTAATCCCCCGATGCCTCTGTTTTTGTATTATGGATCATAAATATACAGGTATCTGATGCAAGGGCTTCATCCGCGGCACAGACCAGAAGGGATGCGGCAGAAGCGGCTGTAATAACATGAGCAGTTACCTTTCCCTCATATTCCATCAGCGTTGTGTACATCTCATAGCCATAACTGCAGACACCGCCCGGCGAATTAATTTCCAGAACCACATCATCCCCTGCAGCTTCTGCAAGTTTTTTCGATATATCCTTTGGGCAGCATGCGTCCCATCCAAAATAGTGGTACAGCCGTGCAGTATCATTTGACACGATCGGCCCCTTTACCTCAATTTTTATCATTATTTTCCTGCCTCGCTTTCCTGTTGTTTTTCCGCTTCCGCAAGAAGCCTGTTTTCTGCTTTCAAAACTCTTATATTCTCCTCAAAATCACTGCCATTCATGGATGCGCATTCATCCTCATGCGTTGACAGCCCATTGCCAATTCTTGCCACTGCAGCATTCACTTCCTGCAGTGGGTTTAAATGTCCCTGTGACGGGCCATTCCATGTGGCATTCGTATATGCCTTTTTAATCAGGATATTATTAAAATATCCCGGGGCATTAATCCTTCCCTTGCTGACCGCCTCATTAAACCAGAGTTCATAGACTTCCTGGCAGAAATCATCCACGAACCATTTCCTGCGCATCCGGAACGCCTTCCATGTTTCATTCAGTGCCCCTTTGGATGCAGAAAAATTATTTCCAAATTTTTTAAGGAGCACTTCGGGCGCAATTTCCAGGGCCGCGCCTATCTGCATCGCCATAGAAGATATGAATGCGCCATAATCCCCCGAAGGGTGTGCCGATTCCACTGTATGCACGCCTTCCCCTTCCTTCAGGAAATTAACTGTCCCCGAGCCGATTTTTATCTCATCATCCTCATTTTCTGCATCCCCCCCTGTTCCGCCATCCTCCGGTTCCCCGCCGTCCCCTGCAAAGCCCCCCATGTCATTCCCTGATTCTGTCGTAATGAACAATGAAAACATGGAGTTAATTACTGCTGCCATGATTTCCGCTTCCGTATACCGGGTAAGCTGCTTGACTGCCTGTACCACAGGCGCCAGAAAAGGGACACCCCTGTACTGGTCTGCCCTTTCTGCGTTAAACACGTGCAGTATATTGGGATTCCCTGTCACTTCCCCCCTCTTTGCCACCCTCTTCCAATTCCACTCCCCGCTGCCATATTCTCCCGGAAACCTGGTTGCAATATAATAGGCAACAGCTTTTCCGTTTTTGTCAATCTCCACACCATTCATCACCGTATTTCCATTTTTTTTCTGCCTGTCATACCCGTCATATTCCCCGTCGATGCTGCCCTCTGTGCACACCCTGTCTGCTTCCACAAGTTTCAGCCGGAGCTGGTACGGCATATAGGGC